GTGCGTCCTATAACAAAGCCAATCCGGGTAAGCCCGGTCTCAAGGCTCCGCAGCCTGAAGGTGGTCCGCGCAAGAAGTCATTCTGTGCGCGCATGTCAGGGATGAAGAAGAAACTTACGAGTAAGAAGACCGCGAATGACCCCAATAGCCGCATCAACAAAAGCCTCAGAGCTTGGAAGTGCTGACATGGAAATGATGGTATGGAACATTCTTCTTTCGGCAGTGGTGGCGGTTATGGGCTTCTTGTTTAAGGGCAAGATTGACGAGTTGGACCGTCTTGGCATCCTGCTCAACAAAACCCGTGAAGAAATCGCTCGTGAGCATGTAACTCGTTCGGAGATGACCACACTGGTCGATAAGCTAGGAGACCGGTTTGATAAGGCGTTTGAACGTCTTGAGGCCAAGGTTGATGAGATGAGGAAGGCATAGCAATGGCACGTAAAATGCGTAAGTTTTCTGCTGGTGGCGCACAAGGTCGTTACGACCGTCGCATGGCGGACATCAAAAAAGATTTCGCAAAGGACTCAGCGGGCAAAAGCGGTAGGGCACTCGAAGTGCTTGAAGCTAAGCGCGCCCAGCGTATTGCTGATGCAGAAGATGACCGTGCCAAGCGCACAGGCGCTGACCGTACAGCTACACGCGCCGCCGAGGCTGCGGCAGAAAGCAACCTGACAAAGACCCGCAAGTTTGGTGCGCCAAAGGCGGTAACCACCGAAGCGCCAGCGTCTAAAGTCATGGACAGCATGCCTGCGCTAACTGCGCCTAAGATGGATAGCTCCATCGGTAAGCCGCAGAGCTTTGCTGCTGCGTTTAAGGACGCACGTTCACGTCTAGGTGCAGGTAAGACTTTCACCTTTAACGGTAAGAGCTTCACCACAAACATCGCAGGCGAAGGCCGTAAACCTACGTCGGGCGGTTCGAGCACAAATAAAGGTGCAACTACGTCGCCTGCGAGCACAAATAAAAGTGCAGGCACACCCGATATAGACAAGCGGGCGGAGTTTCGTAGGCAAACAGCCGCAAAACAGGCGGAGCTTCGTCGGGAAGCCAATCGTGCTGCTATGCGTCGTAACACAGCCGGTAAAACGCAACTCGTTGGTCCTGCTGATAGTCAAGAAGCGCGCATCCGCACAGCCCAAAAGACCATGGCGGCGGTGAAACCCGTTGACGACAAGGCGGCTAAATTGTCGCGCCTTAAGGTCGCAGCAGAAGCTCCCGGTGCGACTCAGTTTGCTAAGGACAGATATAAATATGCCGTATCGTCTGGTATGTACGCCAAGGGTGGCAAAGTTAAAAAGGAAAAGACTATGAAATATGCTAAAGGTGGTTCAACCCCTCCACAACCTTCCGCTGCGGACCGTGCTCGCAGTAAGAAGCATCTAGCTGAACTTAAGAAGCTCAAGCCTACCGCTGAGCAAGCTAAGGTAATCGCAAGTGCAAACCGCTCGGAAGGTCCGGGCTACAAGAAAGGTGGAAAAATGGCACCCAAGTTCGGCGCAGCAATGGTCAAGAAATCTGCTGACACCAAAGGTCGTGCAATGGTCAAGAAGGCCGGTGGCGGCAAATGCTACGCTTCAGGCGGTCTCGTCGGTGGCCATAAGTCGGCTGATGGTATTGCCAAGAAAGGCAAAACCAAGGGTAAGATGGTCTAATGCGCGCTTGTCGGGGCATGGGGGCGATGAACCCATCCAAAATGCCGGGTAAGAAGACAATCAAACGGAAGGACAATCCTGATGATGTCTCGATGTACGCAAAGGGGGGTAAAGCGAAGCTTGACATCTCCAAAGCGATCAAAAAACCCGGCGCACTCCGTGCGCAGCTTGGCACTCCTGAGGGAAAGAAAATCCCAGCAGGAAAGCTCGCCAAAGCCGCTAAGGCTCCCGGCAAGTTAGGCCAACGCGCACGGTTCGCGCAGATGTTGAAAGGCTTTAAGAAGAAGTAATGGCACGGTCGGACGAACCTAAGTGGAAGCGCATTGTTGCTAGTGTAAAAGCTGGCACCAAGGGTGGAAACGCGGGTCAATGGTCCGCCCGTAAAGCCCAACTTGCGACCCAGCGGTATAAGAAGTCTGGCGGCAGCTATAGCGGCCCGAAGACAGAAGCGCAGAAGTCCTTGTCCAAATGGACCAAAGAGGACTGGGGGACCAAGTCGGGTAAGCCATCCACACAGGGGGCGAAAGCAACAGGCGAACGCTATCTACCAAAGAAAGCACGTCAGGCGCTGACATCTTCTGAATATGCTGCTACAACCAAGGCGAAGCGTGAGGGTACAAAGGCGGGCAAGCAGTTCGTCAAGCAACCCAAGAGCGTTGCCAAGAAGACAGCGAGATTTAGATGACCACATCCGGCACTACAGCATTTAACCTGAACCTCAATGAACTCGTTGAGGAAGCGTTCGAGCGCTGTGGTGCCGAGCTACGGACGGGTTATGACTTGCGTACGGCGCGGCGTAGCCTGAACCTGCTTACCATTGAGTGGGCAAACCGTGGCATTAACTTGTGGACCATCGAGCAAGGCTCAATCCCCATGGTGCAGGGGCAGATTGTCTATGACCTTCCTGTAGATACTATCGACTTGCTCGATCACGTGATCCGCACGCAGACTGGCCAAGGCCAGACGGATATCAACATTACCCGTATCAGCATCGACACATACTCGACGATCCCAAACAAGAACGCCCAAGGGCGTCCCATCCAAGTGTGGATCAACCGTCAGTCAGGCGCGACCGAACCCAGCACCGGGGTGGCGTATCCGAATATCAACGTATGGCCTGCCCCAGAGCAGTCCAACTATTACACCTTCGTCTACTGGCGCTTGCGCCGTTTACAGGACGCTGGTGACGGCGTTACTACGCAGGATATCCCATTCCGCTTCCTACCGTGCATGGTGGCAGGTCTAGCGTATCATCTGTCGAAGAAAATCCCCGGCGCGCTTGAGCGCAGCCAGATGCTTAAGATGGAATACGAAGAATTGTGGCAACAAGCTGCCGACGAGGACCGCGAGAAGGCGTCATTGCGTATCGCACCGCGTCAGATGTTCTATTAAGGAGATAGCATGCCAAATAGGTTTGCCTCCGGTAAATGGGCAATTTCGCAGTGTGACCGCTGCGGGTTTCGATATAAGCTGAAGCAGCTTCGGCGTCTCGTCATCAAGACGAAGAACGTCAATATCCTCGTGTGCCCGTCCTGCTGGGAACCAGATCAACCACAGCTTCAACTCGGTATGTATCCGGTTGATGATCCTCAGGCGCTGCGTAACCCGCGCCCTGACACCACATATCTCCAAGGCGGCTTGACCGGCCTCCAAGAAGAAACACAGGGCGAAGTGCCTAATGATAACGTGCTGGCATTTGGTGGACCATCAGGTGGTAGCCGCGTAATCCAGTGGGGTTGGGCACCTGTCGGCCTAAATAATCCTTTGGGTTTATTTGGACTTCCAAATACGCTATTAGGGAGTGGTCAAGTAGGGACCGTAACGATTGAGACGGAGAATTAAGATGGCTAAAGGTGGCAAGACAAACAAGCAGATGTTGAGCATGGGCCGTAATCTGGCAAAGATTGCGAACCAGAAAAGCGGCAGCAAGCCGAAGAAGGACATGGGAAAGGTCAATAAAAATGGCTGATTATAAGCAACCTAAGGTCTACACACAGGCCGACCTCGGCAACAACGGCTATCCGAACAAGATCGCCAATACCCAGACGCAGAAGACCCGTGGTACGGGTGCAGCGACCAAGGGTACTGGGCATAGCAAGAAGATGGGCTAATGAACTACGCTGAACTGTTCGAGACGATTAAGGGGTACGTCGAAAACGACTTCCCCAATACCTCATGGACCGGCTCTGACGGCTCCAGCGCGGTTACATTGACGTCTACCGAACAGATCAACACGTTCATCGAACAGGCTGAGCAGCGCATCTTTAACACGGTGCAGTTGCTTGACCTGCGTAAGAACGTGACGGGCAACATGACGGCAGGTAACAAATACCTTGCGGTGCCCACAGACTGGCTGGCTAACTTCTCCATGGCGGTTATCGACGATACCGGACGTTATGAGTATATGCTCAACAAGGACGTCAGTTTTATTCGGCAGTCGTTCCCTAACCCCAACGATGAGGGTATCCCCTACTGCTACGCCTATTTCGACGAAAATTCGTATATTCTCGGGCCTACACCCGACCAGAACTATAACGTAGAGCTTCACTATTTCTATTACCCAGCTTCGATTGTGACGGCAGGTACGTCATGGCTGGGCGACAATTTTGACAGCGTGCTGCTTTATGGTTCTCTGCTCGAAGCTTACACCTTTATGAAAGGTGAAACGGATGTTATAGCGGGGTACCAGAAACGGTACGACGAAGCTATGGCAATGCTCAAGCAGCTTGGCGAGGGTAAGAACAGGCAGGATATGTACCGTACACCACAAGTTAGGTATCCCGTACGATGATTACTGAACTCGAAACCGCCTTAGGCACTGTGCAGGTAATGACCACGAACAACCGTGGGTTTTCTGCTGAAGAGCTTGCTGAGCGTGCTTTAAATCAAATTATTAACGTAGGTGACAACGCACCCCCAGTAATTGCGGATCAGGCCCGTGCCTTCCAAGAAAACTTGCGCGAAGTGCTCATCTACTTTATGCGTGAAGCCATGCGCTCGCGCAACGTAACTCTGGCAGCTAAGTTTACCGAAGCTGGGTTTCCTGAGCTTGTAAAACTGATTGATACGTAAGGAGAATACCCATGGCTATTACCCAAGCTATGACAACCAGCTTCAAGGCAGAAATTTTGCTGGCTGTCCATGATTTCCGTAACACTGGTGGCGACACCTTCAAACTAGCGTTGTACACCTCGTCGGCTTCGATTGATGCCAACACGACTGCCTACACGGCTACCAACGAGAGCACCGGCACGAACTATACCGCTGGCGGCGCTGCGCTGACCAATGGTGGCGTGACCGCTACGAATACCAACGCTTCGGCAGGTACAGGTTTCACAACCTTCAGCAACCTAACATTCACGAATGCTACGGTTACGGCTCGCGGCGCGTTGATCTACAACACAACCCCATCGGCTAATGGCACGGCGAACACCACGCTGACCAATGCTTCTGTGGCTGTGCTTGATTTTGGTTCAGATAAGACTTCGACGGCAGGTGATTTTACCATCATCTTCCCGACGAATAACAACACCTCGGCTATCATCAGGATTGCATAATGGCTCTCGTCCTCGCTAACCGCGTACAAGAAACGACTACCACTACAGGCACTGGCACGGTAACTCTTGCTGGTGCCGTAGCTGGTTTCCAGTCGTTTGCGGTTATCGGGAACGGCAACACCACGTACTACACGATTACTAGCGGGAATAACTGGGAAGTCGGGATCGGTACCTATACGTCTTCTGGTACTACGCTAGCACGTACAACAGTCTTGTCGTCTAGTGCGGGTGGCACAACTAAGATTACCCTTGCAGGTACGTCTACTGTGTTTGTTACCTACCCGTCCGAAGACTCGGTATATCAGGATGGCTCAGTTATTGCAGCAGGTACGGCTGTCCTTGCCATAGCTAATGGCGGTACGGGTGGAACCACGCAGGCAACGGCGCGCACGGGTCTTGGCCTTGGCACTGTATCTACACAAGACGCATCTGCTATTGCCATTACAGGCGGCGATGTAACCAATGTGAAAATGCAGCGTTACCGGGAAACCGTAACCGCTGCCTCGTCCGGCACGGCGTACACAGTTGACCTATCCACGGCCAACATCTTCAATATCACGATGACGGGCAACTGCACGTTTACGTTCACCAACCCACCGGCTTCAGGTGTGTCGTACAGCTTCATGCTTATCCTAACACAGGATGCTACTGGGTCACGCACGGCAACATGGCCTGCATCGGTAAAGTACCCCAACGCTTCGACACCTACGTTGACTACAACGGCTACCAAAACGGACATTCTAAACTTCATTACCGTAAATGGCGGTACAACCTATTTCGGTGCGCTATCACTGGCCAACATGTAAGGAGGATTTGCAATGGCTATTACTAAAATCGAACAAATTTACCTGTACACGGATCAGGATTACAGCGCTGAAGCCGGGTCTGATGATAGCGACAGTGCCAAGGCTATCGCTTGGTTTGCTGAGCAAGGCATTACGGACTTCACTCACTTGAACTACGCTAACCCCGACAACCATGCAGATTGCTTCGCCCCGCTGAACTCATGGGCGTTCATCGGCAAGACGGAAGATATCGCGGCATTTCCGTTTGTGTATTACACTGAAGTGCATGACGATCTTCCGGCAAACAGCATGCCTATGGTTCTTCTTTATGGACTTGAAGCAATCCAAAATTCCAACCTGAGCGACCTCTGTCAGCTAGGCAAGTAAAATGCCCTTAAATCACATGAATGCCACAGGGTCGGCTTCGGGTAGTCAGGTGTTCAACGCACCGGGCACCTTTATCGTGCCTACCGGTGTGTATAGTGTGAATTTATCAGGGCGCGGTGGCGCGGGTAACGCTGGCAACGCTGGTAACCCCGGCACGGCTGGAAACCCCGGAAATCCGGGTACCAATGGTAATGGCGGTGCGGGAGGCGCTGCGGGCGCAGCAGGCAACACCGGTGCCACTGGTAATGCGGGTAATCCCGGCAACAATGGCGCAGGTGGCGCAGGCGGAGCGGCTGGCTTGGCAGGTAACCCCGGAGGCACAGGTAACGCCGGTAATCCGGGTACCAATGGCAATGGTGGTGCAGGTGGTGCCCGTGGTAACGCAGGCAACTCAGGCACTCCCGGAAATGCGGGCAACCCCGGCAATAATGGCGCTGGTGGCGCAGGTGGACCTCGTGGTAATGCTGGTAACCCCGGCACGATAGGCAACTCAGGTAACCCCGGCAACAACGGCGCAGGCGGCGCTGGTGGACCTCGTGGTAACGCAGGTAACCCCGGTGCGACAGGTAATGCTGGTAACCCCGGTAACAACGGCGCTGGTGGCGCTGGCGGACCAAGAGGTAATGCTGGTAACCCCGGAGGCACAGGTAATGCTGGTAACCCCGGTAACAACGGCGCTGGTGGTGCTGGTGGTAATGGTGGTGGCGGTGGTAATGGCGGCGGCGGCGGCACCGCTGGTGGCGGTCCCGGAAGTCCGGGTGTCGGTGGTAGTGCTGGTAACCCCGGTGGTAGTGCTGGCGGCACCGCTAATGGGATATTTGGCGCTGGTGGTGGAGCCGGTGGCACACCCGGCGGGGGTAGCGGCGGTACCGGCGGGGATGGGTTTTTCTGCTGCTTTGGTTGCTACAACGGTGGCGGTGGTGGTGGCGGTGGCGGCTCAGGTATAGCTGGTAACCCCGGTGGCGCAGGCGGCGCAGGCGCTAATGGTAACGCAGGTAATACAGGTAATGCTGGAACAGGCGCTACTGCTGGTGGTGCAGGCTCTCCCGGTAATGCTGGAGCCAACGGCACCGCAGGTAACACAGGTGCAGCGGGCACAGGTGCCACGGCTGGTAGTGCAGGTTCTCCGGGCGGCGCAGGTGCAGCGGGTACCGCAGGTAATACTGGTGCAGCAGGTACGGGAGCTAACCCCGGTACCGCAGGTTCTCCGGGCGGTGCAGGTGCTAATGGTAACCCCGGCACGGCTGGCGCTGCCGGTACAGGTGCCACCAATGGTGGCGCAGGCTCTCCGGGTAATGCTGGTGCCAATGGGAACGCGGGTACGACAGGCAACGCAGGTACAGGTGCGACTAGTGGTGGCGCAGGCTCTCCGGGTAATGCTGGTGCCAATGGGAACGCAGGTACGACAGGCGCAGCAGGTACAGGCGCAACTAATGGCGGTGCTGGGTCTCCGGGTAATGCTGGTGCAGCAGGTAACAATGGAACTGGTGCAGCAAATGGCAATCCCGGCGCGGCTGGTAATACTGGAAATGTCTCATCTTTTGGTTCTTACCTTACAATGCCCGGAGGCGCAGGTGGTAACGGTGGTAACGCTGGTACAGGTAGTAATGGCGTAGCTGGTGCAGCGGGCAATCCCGGTGGTACTGGCAATGCTGGAAACCCCGGCAGTAACGGTAACGGAGGCGCTGGTGGTAATGCTGGCGCGGCAGGAAGCCCCGGTGGCATAGGTAACTCAGGTAACCCCGGTAACAACGGCGCTGGTGGTGCGGGTGGTGCCCGTGGTAACGCAGGGAATCCCGGCGGCACTGGAAACGCAGGTAATCCGGGTACCAATGGTGCTGCTGGTGCCGCAGGTAATGGTGGTGCTGCTGGCAACCCCGGCGGGCAAGGTAACGCAGGTAATCCCGGAACTAACGGCGCTGGTGGTGCTGGTGGTAACGGCGGTCTGGCAGGTAACCCCGGTGGTATCGGCGGGACCGGAAACCCCGGCAACAATGGCGCTGGAGGTGCTGGCGGTAACGGTGGCGCAGCGGGTAACCCCGGTGGCCAAGGTAACGCAGGTAATCCCGGAACTAACGGCAATGGTGGTGCTGGCGGACCTCGTGGTAATGCTGGTAACCCCGGTAGTGCTGGTAATGCAGGCTCTCGTGGCGGAGGCGGCGGTGGCGGTGCTGGTGGGTGCGGCGCTTTCGGCTTGGGTAATGCCGGTGCATCGGGTAATGCGGGCACTGTTTCGGGCGGGGGGACCAACGGTAACGGTGGTAATGGCGGCGGCGGCGGCGGCGCTGCTTGCGGCAACCCCGGTAACGCTGGAGGCACAGGTCCTGCCGGTAACACAGGTGCCGCAGGTACAGGCGCTACTGCTGGTGGTGCAGGCTCTCCGGGTAATGCTGGTGCCAATGGTAACGTAGGTAACACAGGTGCCGCAGGTACAGGCGCGACAGCAGGAAACGCAGGTTCCCCCGGTGGCGCAGGCGCTAATGGTAACGTAGGTAACACAGGTGCCGCAGGTACAGGCGCGACAGCAGGAAACGCAGGTTCCCCCGGTGGCGCAGGCGCTAACGGCAACCCCGGTAATACAGGTAACGCAGGCACAGGTGCGACTGCGGGTAACCCCGGTGGCGCAGGCGGCGCAGGCGCTAATGGTAATGCAGGTAATACAGGTAATGCTGGTACAGGTGCCACTAATGGCGCGGCGGGTTCTCCGGGTAATGCTGGTGTTGCAGGTAACCCCGGCACGACAGGCGCAGCAGGTACTGGGGCCACTTCAGGTGGCGCAGGCTCTCCGGGTAATGCTGGTGTTGCAGGTAATGCTGGTACGACAGGAGCCGCAGGCACGGGCGCTACACCGGGTAATGCTGGGTCGTTCAATGCTGGCGGATCAGGTAATGCAGGCTCGACAGCTTCAACCAACAGTGCAAATGCAGCTAAAGTCTGGCCATTCCAACAGATACCAGTAACAGTCGGTAGCGGGAGCGCGGCAGGCCAAGTCACCGTTAACTGGTAATGGACCACGCTAGGCTAAAGATTGTGATGGGGTGTTTCGATAGACTTCCCCAATACCAGCGCGATTGGATTAATAACTGCGAAAAGCTTAACTTGCACGATGACCACATCTTGCGCGGCAAACAAGAGGTTGACAGGTGCATGGCGGAGGTGGAAAAGGGACGCATCAGTTATAAGCCGGGTAACGGACAGAACTAGGAGCAACCATGCTGCGAAGCATTTTCAAATCGAAAGATATTGAGTTTCTGTGTGCGGAGGAGGACTACGGCCTTATCCCAGCGCCGTACCCTGCGAAGAAAGAAATCCCAGATTGGTTTAAGGCTCTGCCAACAAAGCTGGGGAATGGTGGGTTTAACACCTCAACAGTGAAACGCTGCAACCCATTTCTCGATGCGCTGTGCGTGGGTTACATCATTCCGCTAGCCGCTGACGTAGAGTTCGTGACCAACGACGATGCTTCAGGCGTGTCCTTTCAGTGGAAGTTCCATAAGACAATGGTCGAGACCCACGGTCCTAATCAAATCTCATCCGACAAATGCCCGCACCCATCGGTGCCGAAGCCACCTATGAAGTTCCTTAATTATTGGATGATTAAGGTTCCACCAGAATATTCACTGCTCTTTGTGCCGCCCCTCAACCGCACTGAAAATAGGTTCACAATATTTAGTGGTATTGTGGACGCGCCGTATCCGGGGCAGGAGTTCATCAATTTCCCGTTTACGTTTGAACAGGCAGGCTTCTCTGGAATCATTCCGGCAGGGACGCCACTAGCGCAGGTTATTCCAATCCGCAAAGACGCGCTGCTACCAAAACACCGGTCACGGGTCTTTACGGCAGAAGAAATAGTCGAAACGCAAAAGCTGCGGAATAGACGCAATAAGGTCCATGAAAGCCTGTACCGCGACAACCTGCACAAGAAGCTTTAATATGTCGCTCTATACGTTTGCACCCATGCCGCCAACCACCCGTGAGCATGAGCCGTTCGTTATATGGGAGAACGGCTTTACCCCAGAGGAACTGGACAGGATTGAGGCGTATTGTGATGCGCTACCCCAACATAAGGCCACAATTACGGGCAGCACTGAAAGTGAGGACTTTGCTGATTACCGGAAGTCAAAGGTCGGCTGGATCAGTTCTAACCCCGATACAGGGTGGTTCTACGATAAGCTGGCATGGATATCGCGCCAGCTTAATGCCATGTTCTACCGGTTCGACCTAACTGGCTTTGTCGAAGATATGCAGTTTACGGTATACGACGGCGAGGGTGACCATTATGAATGGCATGTCGATGCTGGCTCCAACCATGATGCGCCGCGTAAATTTAGCCTTGTTCTGCAACTTACCGACCCTAACCAGTACGATGGGGGCGAATTGCAGATACATAGGGAGAAAGACCCCACACCAGTGAAGCGTGAGCGAGGGTTGGTGGCTGCGTTCCCTTCTTACACGCTACACCGCGTTACACCCGTTACACGCGGAATCCGCAAAACCATCGTGGTCTGGGTCTCTGGCCCTCCGTTTAAATAAGGCACACCCTATGAGTGATGTACTCGACCAATGGCAATATTTTGTATCACCTGTATACAGCATCAAGAAGCCTGACTTTCTCGACGTTGCTCGAAAAGTTAGCAAACAAGCGCTGAAAGCCCACGGGGCTATCAATCCGATATATCCAATGGCGCATGGTAATTTGTATGACAGTACCGACTTAGAACCGCTCTTTGGCTACGTACTTAACACAGCGTGGAACCTTCTGAGTGAGCAAGGCTACCAGATGGAGGGAATGTCTACGCATCTTACAGAAGCGTGGGTACAGGAGCATCACAAACTTTCTTCCATGGAATACCACAGCCACAGCGACTGCGACCTTGTAGCCTTCTACGTCCTTGAGTGCCCAAAGGACGCACCGAAGTTGGTTATCCACGACCCACGCTCAATGCGAATTGCATCTAACCTGCCCGAAGCTGACCTTAGTAAGATAACCATAGCAACCAGAATGGTTAACTTTGACCTTGAGGCTGGTACTTTAATGTTCACGCCGTCATGGCTTGCGCACAGCTTTACACGGAACCCATCACTGAAGCCGTTTACCTTTATCCATCTGAACATCCATACTCGCCCATACGTAGAACCTACCGAGTTTCCTGATACCGCAGAGGTAGTTTGATGGCACACTTCCGCATCCGGTTTAATACAACGCGAGGGCTGAAAAACCGTGGGTCGGTAGATCATGTCTGGCGGGTATTTGAGGATGACAAAGAATATCTCGTTAAACATGTAATTATCAATGTGCCCAGCTACGGGGCTAAAACTGGCGAAGACTGGTCTATGTGCTGCGATGGGGTGCTTACCCTAGATCGGGAGACGTCTACTGCTACCATAGGACTAGCATGATGTACCTGTTTATGTTACGGCTGCGCGGCCCAAAGTTTCGGTAAAAGGTTAGCGGGATGCGTTTTGTTGTTTTGATAGCTCTAATGGCTCTCACAGGCTGCGAAGACCGATATCGCTATGACTGCCAAGACCCTGAGAACTGGCAGGACGAAATTTGCAAGAAGCCCAAATGTGTAGCTATGGGCTACTGCACCGAATGGCTAATTGATACGGGTGAAGAAAGTGTCGAGGAAGGTTAAGTATTGGTCGCCAGAGGAACTGCTGCGGTTTATTGTCGGCGTTGTCCTGTCGTTCACGTTGATGTTCATTGTGGCGACGGTGCTATATTCGCTGATATTCGTGTCGCAGCCGATGGAGGGGCAGTCCCCCAACGACGCGGAGTTTTTTAAGCTGATTAACCCAATAGCGACGTTTATCGTGGGGGCATTGGCAGGACTTATGGCGGGGCAGGGCAGCGGTTCAATCAAGCCCAAGAAGTCAGATGAAGGAGAATGTGATGAGCTTCCTGAGTAGTTTTGAAAGCAAGCATGATGGCGTCAATGACACCGTCGAGTTTGTTATCCGCGTGGCAATCGTCACGCTGGCGGCAGTTATCCTTGTCGTTGTGCTGGCGTTGGTCGTAGGCCTGTTTGTGCCAAACGACGTTGTGGACAGCACCGCCATCCTTGAGATGATTAACCCTGCGTTCCAGACCATCATCGGTGCGCTTGTTGGCTTGCTTGGTGGCTTGAGCCTTAACGCCAACGCTCGTGACAAAGAACCTGAGCCGGAAGCACCGCTTGAACTGGACACACCTGCGCCAGAACCAGAAGCACCCAAGCCATACAGCGACCCAAATGGCACTGTCTTTATCGACGAGCCTGAAGATGATGACGACGACATGGAGCCGTGGGAGAAGTACCGCAACGACCTGCGATATGACGCGAACGGCGACGGCGTGGTTGACGAAAATGACTTCCCTGATTGGCGGAGTGCTGGCAAATGAGCTTGATTAACCTTCAGCAGAAGATCGGAGTAACGGCAGATGGTGCGTTCGGTCCGGGTACACTTAAGGCGGCTGCGGCTTACTATAAGCTATCACCTAATCGGGCTGCGCATTTCTTTGCTCAAACGGCGCATGAGTCGGGTAACTTCAAGGCGTTCAGCGAGAACCTGAACTACGGCGCTAAGGGGTTGCGTGGCATCTTCCGTAAGTACTTCCCGACTGATGCCCTAGCTAAAGCCTATGAGCGCAAGCCCGCAAAGATTGCTAACCGCGTCTACGGCAACCGCATGGGTAATGGCGACGAAGCGTCGGGCGAAGGGTTCGCTTTTCGTGGTCGAGGAGCCTTGCAACTCACTGGAAAATTTAACTATTCTGAGTTTGCCAAGTACGTGAACCGCCCAGACATCATGGACAACCCAGACCTTGTCGCTACGGAACTCGCCTTCGAGAGCGCATTGTGGTTCTTTGACAAAAATAAGCTATGGTCCATCTGCGACCAAGGCATCAACGACGCTGCAATTCTTGCCCTGACAAAGCGCATAAATGGTGGTACACATGGCCTCGACGACCGCAAACTGAAAACCAAGAAATATGCTGCTTGGTTGTAAGGAGAACTACAATGGTTGATTTTAAAAGCGTATTGAAGAAAGAAGCTGAAAAGGCAATCCTCAAGAAAGCCGCAGGCAAAATCTTGCCTATGGATGAAGCGCCGAAACCCAAGTTGGGTAAGAAAGCTAAGATAGCTGGGGTTCTCGGTGTAATCGCTACACTTGCCGCTGCCGGTGCACAGTACCTCGGAGGCTAACTCCTACCAATACTAACCTAGCCGGAAGGAGGGATTACACATGTTTGGTTTTACCTCCTTCGCGGCTGCACCATTTGCTGCTCTCGGTACAGTATCTGTATCAGTTAGCCTCACAGGCGTTTCTGCCACTGGGTCTATCGGTGATACGACTGAAAGCGGCAAAGCTAGGGTTACCCTAACTGGCGTTTCGGCTACTGGTTCCATCGGGGACACAACCGAGGTCAACAAAGCCAACGTACCTCTCACCGGCGTCTCAGCCACCGGCTCCATTGGTGATACGACCGAGACCGGCAAAGCCAACACTACCCTAACTGGCGTCTCGGCTACCGGCGCAGTTGGCGACACAACCGAAACTGGTAAGGCCAGCTTCTCTGTAACTGGTGTCTCGGCTACTGGCTCCATTGGCGACACAACTGAGACTGGTAAAGCCAGAGTAACCCTAGCGGGGGTCACGGGTGCAACGTCTCTCGGCACTATTACTGCTGGCTCGGTTACCCCCGTGCCCGTTAGCGGGGTAGAGGCTTCTGGCTCTATCGGCGTTGTTATGGTCGTTGGTGCTCAGAACACCAACGTCAACGGCGTCGTGGCGTCTGCGGCTGCTGGTACCGCCACTGTCTCTGGTTTGGCCAACTTCTCCGTAACAGGAGTTTCAGCCACGGGGTCTATCGGTACGGTTGTCGTAGCTGCCGAGGCTATCGCAGACCTCAACGGAGTTACAGGCGCTGCTGCTATTGGCACAGCTACAGTATCAGGTAAATCTAACACAACCCTGACAGGCGTCTCGGCTACCGGTTCTATTGGTACGGCAACGACCAAGGTTGCCCAGAATGTAGCCCTCACTGGTGTTTCGGCTACCGGTTCTATCGGCGTAGCCACTGTATCTGCCAAGGCTAATACTACCGTAACAGGTGTTTCGGCTACCGGTTCCATTGGTACCGTTACTGCTGTTGTGACAGCGAGCATCACTCTTACCGGTGTTTCGGCCACAGGGTCTATCGGCACAGCAGCCGTATCAGGTAAAGCCAACACAACCGTAACAGGCGTTTCGGCCACTGGGTCTATTGGCACAGCAACAGTCGCCGCTAAAGGTAGTGTAACCCTAACAGGCGTTTCGGCTACTGGGTCTATTGGCACTGCTGTTGCTTCAATCAAGCAAAACGTAACGGTTACTGGTGTTTCTGCCTCTGGATTTATTGGCACTGTTAGTTTAAGCTTGGGGACTAAGGTATTCGTCACAGGGGTTTCGGCTATTGGGTCTGTTACTAGCCCGCTTATTTGGCAGCAGATCAACGATAATCAAACGCCTAACTGGACACAAGTTAATGACGGAAATACAGTAGTCTGGACTCAGATACCGACGTAAGGAACGAAGATGGCAAGTACGTATAGCAACCTTAAAATTCAGTTGATGACCACGGGCGAGAACTCGACCACGTGGGGCGACGTCACGAACGTCAACCTTGGCACGGCACTCGAAGAGGCTATTGCTGGCTCGGTTTCAGTTGCGTTCTCCAGCGCTGATGTCACACTGACGCTGTCTAATACCAATGCTACGCAGTCGGCGCGCAACATGCGCCTCAACCTGACAGGCACTGCGACTTCTGGGTATAACCTTGTGCTTGGTTCCGGGTGCCAGATCAACAAGCCCTACATCGTCAACAACGGCACTGACGGCACAATCACGGTAAAGAACACAACCGGCTCCGGCATTGCCGTACCTGCCGGTAAGACCATGTGGGTCTACAATAACGGCACCAATGTGGTGGACGTTGTCACTCACCTTACGTCGCTTACGCTTGGTACGGCGCTCCCCGTTGCTTCTGGCGGCACCGGGTCTAACGCTGCTTCGGGTGCACGGACTAACCTCGGCCTTGGCACGATCTCCACGCAGAACGCAAACGCTGTCACTATTAGCGGTGGCTCGATCACAGGTATCACTGACCTTGCTGTTGCCGATGGCGGCACAGGCGCTTCGACTGCTGGGGATGCACGGACTAACCTCGGGGCTACAACGCTCGGTGGCAATATCTTTATAATCACCAACCCCAGCGCGGTTACGTTCCCCCGGTTTAACGCGGATAACACGGTCTCATCCCTAAATGCTGCGGACTTCCGTACTGCGATTGGTGCGGGTACTAGCTCGACCACAGGTACAGTTACCAGTGTAGCTGGTGCAGGCACAGTCAACGGTCTCACACTTACCGGCACGGTCACTACATCTGGCTCACTTACTCTGGGCGGCACGCTCTCCGGCGTCAGCCTGACCACGCAGGTCTCAGGCACACTACCTATCGCCAATGGCGGAACAAACGCTACAACAGAGTCCGGTGCACGCACAAGTCTAGGTGCTACTACGGTTGGGGGTAATATGTTTACCCTGACCAATCCCAGCGCGGTTACGTTCCCACGCTTCAATGCGGACAACACGGTCTCTGCTTTGGATGCTGCGACTTTCCGGAGCGCAATCGGCGCGGGTACTAGTTCGACTACGGGTACGGTCACCAGCGTGGCTGGCACCGGCACAGTCAACGGCCTCACTCTCACAGGCACGGTGACGGCATCTGGCTCGCTTACTCTCGGTGGCACCCTATCAGGCGTCAGCTTGACCTCTGCGGTTACTGGCACACTACCAATAGGCAACGGCGGGACGGGCATCACGTCTACACCGACAAACGGCCAGCTTCTGATCGGTAACGGCACGGGTTACACCGCTGCCACAATCACGGCTGGTTCTGGCGTCAGTGTTACCAACAGCGCGGGGGGAATTACCATTGCGGCTACTGGGGGGGCTGGCACTGTTACGTCTGTTAGTGGGACGGGCACAGTCAACGGCCTCACTCTCACAGGCACAGTCACCTCTTCGGGTTCACTTACCCTTGGCGGCACCCTAACTGGTGTCAACTTAACCTCCGCGGTTACTGGTACGCTGCCTATTGCCAATGGTGGTACTGGGTCTACCTCGACTACTTATTGCAGCCTCTCGACTAACGTCACAGGTACGCTCCCCGTTGCTAATGGCGGCACCGGCGCAACAACCCTTACGGGTGTCCTGAAGGGGAACGGAACGTCGGCATTCACTGCCGCTACCGCAGGCACTGACTATGTAGCCCCCGGTGGCGCGCTTGGCACGCCTTCGTCCGGTACGCTTACGAACTGCACATTCCCGACACTCAACCAGAATACTACTGGTAGCGCAGCAAGTTTGGCCACAACCAACTTCTCTATCGTGGAAAGCGGCGGCGTCCTGTACTTCAAATATGGGGCAACCAACATCGCTAAGTTGGAAAGCAACGGAGCGTTTACTGCACTTAATAACGTCACAGCCTTCGGGAGCATCTAATGGCACTACCATCCAGCGGACCTCTTACACTTGCTGATATTCAGACCGAGTTTGGTGGGTCGAACCCTATCTCGTTGAGTGAGTATTATGCTGGCGGCAGCTACGTCCCCGCTGGGACAAGTGGCACCTATGGTGCTGTGCCTTCATCCGGCACAATTAGCATCCGGAATTTTTACGGTACGAGTAACGTCGTTATATCTATAACTGACCAGTATATATCGGGGTCTGGTATTAGTGCCGCTTACGCTTATTACTTCCTCACAGCCGGAGGGCAGGTCGAGCAGTCTACAGAGGCGGGAGGCATCAATCCCATGAACCTCGAACAGTGGTGTACACCAACCAGTCAAGCGTCAAACTATGAAGCGTTGGTAACCGTAACATCGGGTACGCTGTCAGGTGGTAGTGGTACTGGGACATGGCTTGCGTTGTCTACCACTCGTAATTGGTACGTTGAAGAGTTTACTCCGGGGGGTTCAAATTTCTGTACATTTACCGTACAAATACGCAAGATTGGCACGACTACCGTACTCGACACCGCAACAATCGATCTTGAGGCAAACTTATTCTAATGGCCTTCATCAAGCTCCAGTTTAAGCCCGGTGTGAACCGTGACCAGACCGACTACTCCAACGAGGGCGGCTGGTACGAGTGTGACAAAATTCGGTTTCGCTCAGGTTATCCGGAGAAGATTGGCGGCTGGGTGAAGTCTACCCCCACTGCATTTGACGGCGTGTGTCGCCAGATGTGGAACTGGATCACGACGTTCAACGATAACCTACTGGCACTTGGGACTGACACCAAAGCCTATATCGAGAACGGTGGTTACTACTACGACATCACGCCGTTTGGTGAAGCGCTCGCTGGGTCTAACACTTTTGCGGTAACAAACACCCTTGCTGTAGTCACAGTGACCACAACCGCTACACTCCCATCTTGGCTGGTGACAGGGGAACCCGTGCTTGTCGCTGGGTTTGCATCTGCCCTTGGTGGTATCCCCATCATCGAACTGAACGCAGTCCACATAATTACCAAGCTTGGGGCGAACAGCTTTAGCTTCACAGTGGCAACACCTGCGTCATCCACTACCTCCGTAAGCGGCTCGGGCTATACCGTTAAGGCTGAGATCGAACCGGGTAATGCAATTACCACCGCTGGCCTTGGCTGGGGTGCGGGTACTTGGGGGCGTGACGCTTGGGGTCTGGGTAGCACCACAGGCGGTATCAACCTTCCGCAGCGCGACTGGTGGTTTGACAACTTCGACAACGACCTTGTAATGAACATCCGTAACGGTGCACCTTATTGGTGGGTTCGAGGTCCAACGGACGATCCGCAGACTTCGTTGGCTACACACGCTATAACACTACAAGACTACGCCGACGGTGAGGGGTATACGGCTGCTTCCGTCCCTGTGCAGGTTATGCAGTTACTGGTATCCCAGCAGGACAAGCACTTAATTGCTTTTGGTGCGGTGCCGTTTGGTTCGACCAGCACAGGGGATTTCGACCCGCTGCTAATCCGTTGGGCTGACCAAGACACTCCGGGCGATTGGACGCCATCAACGACCAACACGGCTGGTGACTTACGCGTCTCTCGCGGTTCGCGCATCGTGCGGGCACTACCTACCCGTCAGGAAATCTTGGTTTGGACTGACACCAACCTGTACACGCTCCAGTTCCTTGGCACGACTGACGTATTTGGCTTGCAGGAATACGCGGACAATATCTCGATTGCTTCGCCACGTGCGGTAGGTTCGGCTGCCAACATCACCTACTGGATGGGGCAGGATAAGTTCTATGCCTACACCGGTCGCGTCGAGACACTGCCCTGCACGCTGCGTAACCACGTGTTCAATAACCTCAACTTCAACCAGTCCGACCAAATTATCTGTGGTACCAATGAGCAGTGGAACGAAATATGGTGGTTCTATCCGACGGCAGACAGCGACTATAACAACGCCTATGTCATCTATAACCACCTAGAACGTATCTGGTATTACGGCACGATTGACCGTACGGCATGGCTCGACACACCGCTTCGCCAAAACCCTCAAGGTGCAAACACACCTATTACTGTTGATGGCTCGACCATAACGACTGGCGATGGCTTCCTTTACAACCATGAGAACGGCCTGAACGACGATGTGTTAGCGATGGACAGCTACATCCAGTCATCTGACTTTGACCTTGACGATGGCGACAACTTCATGCTGACCCGACGCATACTACCTGACGTTGGCTTTGATGGCTCGACCGCTGCATCTCCCGAAGTGACGCTGACTATTCGCCCACGCAACTTTCCCGGCAGTTCGTTTAGCGCAGATGCGGCTGACACTCAGCGTGTCATTGAGACTTCGGTTGGCGTCTACACCGATCAGGTCTTTGTCCGTGCACGTGCCCGCCAGATGGCGCTCAAAGTGCGCTCCGAGAACCTTAATGTTCAATGGCAACTTGGCGCACCCCGCCTTGATGCACGGCAAGACGGACGTCGCTAATGGCATTAGACAAGTTCAAAGCTGCTCCGATACCCAACCCACCCTCGGACTACGACGCACAGTATATGCGGCAGGTTATCCGCGTCATCGAAACTTATTTCTCACAGTTGGATTCACGCACTCCGAACAACGCGCAGTCATATACAGCCGATTTTTTCTATGGTAGCGGTATTGGTCTGACGTTCCCACATAACCAGTTCTTGAGCAACGTAGATCAGACAGCGGCAGCTATCGACCAAGCCTACGCCGTAGAACTGGAGATTACGTCTTTCGCAGATGGTATATCAATCACAGGCGCTAACGACACGCAGGTTACCTTCGCGTCTCCGGGTATGTACATGTTCATATACAGCCTGTCATTTAAGAACCCGACCAATGATGCGCAGTCGGTGGATGTCTGGCTGCGGTATAACAACGGCACTACCACGACGGATGTGCCCAACTCAAACAGCCGCTTCACTATTCCACCACGTAAATCGACTGGTGACCCTTCTTACCTTATCGCAGTGACGCCATTTAGTGGTTACGCAGAGGCAGCAGGTGTTTGGGTCGAAGTTATGTGGCGGGTATCCGACACTTCTGTAGTTATGGAGCATCTCCCTGCTGTGACTTACTCAGCGGGGGTGACGCCAGCCATCCCAGCTACACCTTCGGCTATTGTCGAAGCGTTCTTTGTGTCGAAGGCCGTGTGAGAATGGTATTTGGTTTTAAGCAGATTAACGCTATAAGCGTAGGTACAAGGTAGGTAATCATGATGGACATGCAGGCTGCTCCGCCAACATACGCAGAAATGAACACTGGGCAACCACCGGTTGGTAACCCTCCCATGCTTGGGCAGCAGGTTCCGGGCATGACTGGCGGCTTGCCTTCGCAGGGTGGTCTCTCCGTTCTTGCTAACCCAATGGCGGAACAACTCCGTAGCTTCGGTCGTGGCGATGACTCCATGCTTGTCCACATGACGCCGGGTGAAGTTAACAGCCTCCAAGGTCTGGCTATGGCCACAGGTGGCTCACTTACTATTAACCCACAGACAGGTCTGCCCGAAGCGGGCTGGCTTGGTAAACTACTCCCAACGATCCTTGGCGCAGCCTTAGCGGCTACTGGCGTCGGTGCTCCCCTTGCTGCTGGTATCGTAGGCGCAGGTCAGTTTGCACGCACTGGTAGTTTGAAGAAGGGCCTCATGGCTGGCCTCGGTGCATTCGGTGGTGCTGGTATGGCTGGTATGGCGGGTCTTGGTGGTAAGCTTTCTGAAACAGGTTTTGGCTTGCTCGGAGATAAAGCTGGTTTCTTTGGCGCTAATATGGGTCAGGGTATTTCCCAAGGTGCAAACGCTTTGGGTGAATTAGCTAAATTAGGCACACCCGCTGTTGAAAACGCCGTAAACGTAACAGCAAAAGGGGCTGTGACTGGTGCTCCCGGCGGGTATGCGGGGGCGTTTTCTGATAAGGTTATTCCCGGTATAGGGTCGGGTACTGCCGGTGCGGCTAACCCCGCAGCCCTACTTAGTGGTGGCCCAATCGGTTCAGGAACACAAGCAGCGCTAACAGGCGTAGCGCCTACGGCGACAACGGCAACAACAGGCGCACAATTCACAGGCGGTTTAGGTTCGCGTTTCGGCCAAGCGGTTCGCGCTGGTCTGCCCGGTGGCACTCCCGGTATTGTTTCTAAAGCTGCGCCGATGCTGGCTGCTTCGGGTGTTCTCCAAGGTGTCAGTGGTGCGATGACCCCCTCAATGGGCACCATGGGTTCAAACGGTATGATGGATAACTCCTACCAAGGACCGTACACGGCGCAGAAGCGCACGCCGAGCTTTGCTAAGGACACCAGTGAAATCCTTGGTTCGTCCAAGGAGCGTCGTTACTTCGATATCGATATGCCCGAAGTTTACAACACGCAGGGTCAGATTGTGCAGCCGGGATCGTCCACTGCACCGGGCACACCCATCATGCAGAACTATTTGCTACCCACCAACAAGAAGACGCCTAAGGGTTCCCCGATGTATGGCCAGCGTTTTGTGCCGTATATGGGTGAACAGGAAGAAGGCTTCGCTGATGGCGGTGAAGTCGAACTGGCCGATGGAGCCTTTGTGCTCGATGCGCGCACGGTGTCTGAACTTGGTAATGGCAGCAGCAACGCGGGTCTTGAAGCCCTGCGCCGTATTGGTGGTAGGCCAATCCAAGGTCCCGGTGATGGAGTAAGTGATAGTATCCCTGCTCGTATTGGTCGTAAGCAGCCTGCGCGTGTTGCGCGTGACGAAGCTATTATACCTGCGGAAGCAGTGCGTAAAATCGGTAAGGGCAACCCGAAGCGTGGCGCTGATAAACTATACGCGCTCATGGATAAGGCTCACAAAGCTCGGAAGAAAGCCAAGCGCGGGCAAGATACTAAACTACGTCGGGGTCTCGTATAATGGAAGTAAGTCTGGTTCCTCCTGAATTGGCTCGGGGGCTTTGGCCCCGCGTGTTTCCCTACCTCAGTAGCGCTGCGGAATATACTTTTGGGCGCTACGAACCAGAAGATATCATTGAAATTGTGCTTAACGGGCAGGCACATTTATGGGTTGTCCTTGACGAAGACGATATTAAGGGTGTGACGATCACCCGCTTCTGGCAGTATCCGCGCAAGAATTGCCTCGATCTAGTCTTTCTTGCTGGTGACGATGGGTTTAGTTGGAAAGACGAAATGCTGTCCACGTTGCAAAACTGGGCACGGGATAGCGGATGTGATGTTATCGAAGCATCGGGCAGGCTTGGGCTTGCACGTGCTTTTAAAGATGACGGATATCGTGTATTGTGGCAAGTGTTTGAATTACCCGTAGCTGAAGCGGGCTTTGGAGGTCAGAATGGCTAAGGGTGGCAGCAGCAATCAACCAGTCAAACAAGAGGTAACCCAGTCTAACCTCCCCGAATACGCACGTCCCTATTTTGAAGGGTTGATGCAGCGTGCGGGTACTGAACTAACCAAGGGTTACACCCCCTACGAACAAGAGCGCATTTCTGGGTTCACTGACCAACAGAAAAACCTACAGCAGAATATCCTGAACCAACAGACGCCGGGTGAGTTTGGGCAAGCTGGTGGTTTGGCTGCCGCTGCGGGTCTTGGCTCTTTACAGGCTTCACAGTACAACGCCGGTCGGTTTGGCGCGCAGCAGATCGGGATGCCCAACCTCCAACAGTACAGCATGGGTGCACCCAGCATGGTGCAAAGCGGGGAATATGGCTCGCCGCAGATGCAGGCTGCTCAGACTGGGTTTAGCCCACAGGTTCAAGCCTACATGATGGGTAATGCCCGTGACGTTGGTGCACAGGGCGTATCGGCACAGGACATGCAGGCTGCGCAGAGCGGCTATCGTCCAGACCTTGAAGCATTCCAGATGGGACCTGCTGAGCGTGTTGGTGGTTATGATGTAAATGCCCCCATGATGCAGGCTGCGCAGACAAGCTACGGCCAAGGTCCGCTTGAGCAGTTCCGCATGGAAGGGCCGCAGGCTTTTGGTTTAGAGCAAGCCCAGAAGTACATGTCGCCATTTGCGGAAGCCGTAATGGAGCCGCAGAAGCGCGAAGCTATCCGTAGCGCGAAGCAAGCGCAGCTTGTCCAAGACCTCGGCGCATCGCGTCAGGGCACCTATGGTGGGTCTCGCCAGCTTCTTGCTGGATTAGAACGCGAACGCAACCTCGGCCAGCAGCTTGGTGATATTGATGCTCGTGGTCGGCAGGCGGCGTATGAAAGTGCGCAACAACAGTTTGAGCGCGACCGCGCAGCGGGCATGACCACAGGTCAACAGAACCTCCAAGCAGCGCTTCAACAACAACAGTTGGGCGTCAGCACCGGCTTGCAAGCATCTTTGGCTAACCTGTCCAACGAGCAGCAAGCCAACGTCAACAATCAGGCTATGCAGTTCCAAGCGCAGGGTATGTCTGCGGATAACGCCATGAAGGCGGCACTGGCCAACCAGCAGGCTGGCCTCACTACAGGTCAGCAGAACCTCGCTGCTCGGCTCGGTGTGCAAGAACTGGGTGCGCAGCAGAACCTCCAGACGGCAATGCAGAACCTGTCGAACGAGCAGCAGTCGCGGGTCAACAACCAAGCGCAGCAGTTCCAAGCTCAGGGCATGAACGCAGACAACGCGTTGCGCGCAGCACTGGCCAATCAGGGTGTGGACGTCACGCGGCTTCAGGCAAATCAGCAAGCCCAGATGCAGGCTCAGCAGCTTAGCACCCAGACAGGGTTGCAATCCGCTCTTGCTAACCTCGACTCTGCTTCGCAGGCAAATGTCCAGAACTTGGCAGCCCAGCTTCAGACACAGGGGCTTAACGCCGAACAGGCGATGCGCGCAGCATTGGCCAACCAGCAGGCGCAGCTTACGACGGGCCAGCAGAATCTTAGCGCCGCACTGGATACTCAGCGTCTGGGTGCCCAAACGGGCCTCGCTGCACTTCAATCTAACCAGCAGGCGGACCTTGAGCGTCAGCGCATGGCGGAGCAGTCGCGTCAATTCGGGGCGGGTCAACGCCTCGCAGGGCTTGGACAGGCGGGTCAAATGGGTCAGACCCTCACCAACATCGGCAGTGCTCGTTCACAGGCCGACCTTGCACGGTTTGGTCAACAGACCCAGACTGCGGCGCAACAGCAGGCGCTCCAACAGCAGTACCTCGACATGGCGTACCAAGATTTCTTACGTCAGCGCGACTATCCGATGGAGCAGTTGCAGCAGTATAGCAGCTTGCTACGTGGCGTTCCAGTCGCACCAAACTCGACGACCTCGACTTACGCTCAGCAGCCGGGTATTGGGCAGCAGCTTCTTGGTGCGGGTCTTGGCGCTGCCAGCCTTTATAATATGTACAAAGGGGGTTGATAACTAATGGAGACCAAACCTTATAACCTCCAGTCCCCTGAGCAGATTGCCAAGGATTACGGTGGTAACAAGCAGAAGATTGCTGAAGCCATGCAGATGGGGATCGTTGACCCTACGGCTGGCACGATGGCGGGTATGTTTATCGACCGTATGCGGTCGGCTGCGCAAACGGAACAAGCTCCACAACAGACGGTAGCCCAACAAGTATTTGCTCCTCCGGCCCCTGTCGCGCCGGGTATGGGTGCTATACCACAGGGAGGTATGCAGCCTCCCGCTCCTGCTCCAGCGGGTCTCGGCGCTACACCAGAAGCTGCCATGATGGCCGAGCAGATGCCTGCCCCTGAAATGCCTATGGAAGAAATGCCTACTGAAGAAGCACCAATGGGCATGGCTATGGGCGGTATGGTTCCCCCGTATATGGCTGGCAGTGGACTTTCTGACCTCCCGCTTCCTGACGATATGTTCGACGAAAGTCGCAACGGTGGGTTTAACGACGGCTACGCAGGTGGTGGCCTTGTGGCGTTTGCTAATGGTGGTTCCGCTAGCGGTGGGTTCGGTGATTTCATTGAGCAGACGGTTCGCAGACTAGACCCTAATATCCAGATAGCAGGCCGTGCCCGTACTCCTGCTAGGAACGCAGAGGTAGGGGGCGTAGCTGGCAGTTACCATCTTATCGACGCTGCACGTGACGTTAGCGTCCCTCCCGGCATGAGCAAACCCCAGTTCATATCGCAGTTGAAGAGCGTATTCGGTGCCGACTACGACGTATTGCCTTCTAAGGGTAACAGCGTTCATATCGAACCCGGACCTAAGCTGGGTGAAAAAGTGCGCGCAGGTGCACGTCCCAGTGACGCTCCCTCCATAGCACCCCAGCGCGATATCAATACCGTTGAGGGGCAGGTCGCATCCGTCGAAGATATATTTGGTAGGCTGCAACAGCGCTTTGGCCCTTCTGAGGAAGAACGAGCATCGCGTGCTAAGTTGGCGGCTCGTGCTGAAGAACTGACTTCGGACGAATATCAGAACAAGCTACGCAAGGAATCCCTGTGGGAGACGCTGGCGGCCATTGGGTTTAACATGGCAAGTTCCAAGTCACCTTCGCTGCTTCAAGCAGTGGGTGAGGCTGCCGCCGCTGCGCTTCCCGGTGCTTCTGCGGACAAGAAAGAACGCAAGGCGCTTAAGGATCGTGGGCTTGAGCTTATGGTTGAACTGGGTGCTAAGGATCGCAAGGAAGCTATTCCACTCTGGAACATGGCTACCGAAGCGGCCAAGACAAATATGTCGCAGCAACAGTTTACTAAAAAGCTGGAACTCGATGAACGCCAAGTTGCTGTGGCTGAGAAAAACCTCAACGAACAAATTCGCCAAGCTAACCTCACCAAACCTGAAGACATCAACGATACGGTCACACGATACTTGTTGGTGTATCCTCCGGGTTCGCCACAACATGAAGCGGCTAAGCGGGTATACGCAGCAAGAAATCCTTCTTCTACGACCAATACGGTAGACCCGAAGGCAATCGTGGAAGCGGGACGTCAGGGTGCGAGCGGTTTCTCCGAAGGCCAAACAGCCAAGGACACAAAAGGTCGTACGATTGTATTTCAGGGTGGTCAGTGGGTCTACCCTTAAGCTAGGAAGGTATCCATGCCCACTCCCGTACCAGCCAATCTCCTTCCCCAAGGTCTCCGGGCGGCTCCAGCCGCCCCTAAAGCCGTACCTGCCGATATGCTACCAGAAGGGCTTCGCCCCCAAAAGGAAGCCGCTGGTTTCTTTGGCTCCTTGATGGAGGGTGCCCAAACCCTTGGGATTACTGACGAAGCTGCGGCCTTTGCCGCTGATCCGAGCGAGAAGAACCGTCGTGCGCTTATCAAGGCTGGCGAGTCTAAGTTTCGCCAAGTAGGTTTTGGTGAGGGTGAGAACTGGGAAGCATTTAAGCAGTTGCTCGGCGGCTCAATCGGCCAGCTTGCGGCTCCTGTTGCCGCAGGTGTCGGTGCTTCGTTCGTATCTACTCCTATTGGCGGTCTTGCCGCTGCGAGCACAGTTTCGGGTGCCCAGTATACGTCTCAGAACCTTCTGCGTCAGGCGCAGGAGCAGGAAGCGGCCATAGCCGCAGGTAAGAAGCCTGAGGATACTTCGGTAGGTAAAGCTATCTTGGCAGCTACCGGACAGACCGCGCTTGATGTGGCTGGAGGTAAAGTCTTCACAGGTATTGCTAAAGCCTTCCCATTCATGAAGCCATTGCTGGGTCAAGCTGGCGGTAAGGCTGCGCAGGAGGCTGGAGAAGTTCTGGCTGACGCAGCGGCAAATGGTACGATTAAGTTCACCAAGGGTATCGCTACCGGCGTTGGTAAGGGTATCGCCTTCGAAGTACCACAGGAAATTGCACAACAAGGTCTTGAGCGCTGGCAGGCAGGTCTGTCTTTGGCAGATGACGAAGCCCAAAGTGAATACGGTCAAGCGGCCCTTGGCGCGCTCTTATTGGGTGGTGGTTTCGGTGGTGTCTCGGGTGCGCTATCTACACGTAGTGAAAGGGCGGAGGCAAAAGCTGCCCAAGCTGACGCAGAAGCTGAGGCTGAGGGAGAAGCAACACTCCCAGAAATTCTCCCTACGACGGGTGTAAAACCAGAAGCTGTACGAGCCACACTGGCCGAAGCCGCTGGTCCTGAGCTATCTCGTGGAGCAAATGCCGCTGTAGATGCGCTTAGCCGGACGGTATCCAACGCTCTCGCCACTGGACGCCCAGAAGATGTTGAGGCTGCGCGCTCGTTTATCGCTGCGCGTGAAGATGATATTGCGGCGGGAACTAAATATACTCCGGATATTGCGGAGCCTTATACGGGTGCCTTGGTGCAAGCCCGCCAGATGCTGGATGAAGTGGCACCGGTTGAAGAAGTAACACCGGTTGCAGAAGTAGCACCGGTAGCAGCCGCCCCAGACCTTACTTCCGTGTACGAAGCACCCAACATGGAAGCGCGCAAAGCAGCAGCGCTGGATGTAGCTACGTCCATTGTGGAGTCGCTGCCGGGTATTGAGGCGACGAGCATATCTAAGAAGGTATACAACCAGATTTCCACCCAGATCGCACAGCAAGCAGCGCGGGGCGAGACCTTTGATCCTGTAACGGTGGCACGGGCGACATTGGCAAAGAATGGTGTTGAGGTCCTTGAAGCCGCAGCCGTACCCGAAGTTAATGTTTCAGCCGCGCCTGAATTGACTACACCTGAATTTACACCTCAGTCATACGTTGATCGCTACATGGCGGGTGAAGGTCGGGGTACATCCACGGCTGACCTAGAGATGCAGCAATATGCTGCCAACAACGCCCCAGAGATCGAAGCAGAATTTAATCGGCGTACCCAGCAGGAGACCCCAGATGCAGGAACTGGAAGACCTACAACATCTATCGACGAAGGAGTTGGAGTTAGCGTTCCGCCTAGTGGAGGACCCGAAGTTGTCGGTGCCGCTCCCAGCGGGGTTAGCGGAGTTGGACCGGAAGCAGTGGGAGTCGGTGGGGTACCTCCTGTTCCTCCTACGGTCGGCCCAGATGCGGAGCCGAGTCCACTAACACCGGAACCTACCCCAGAGCCTACGCTTGAGCCGCAGAGGACTCCCCTCAACCTCGTCCCTAATTGGTTGGCTAGAACGCGGCGGAAGCTTGCTGATAGCTTCGAAGGTTCCAAGGCGCTTGACACTTGGATGCAGTCCAGCCTTGGTTATGAGACGCTTCCCGAAGAGTTTCAGACTGCGGCTAAGTTAGAAACACTGCAAACCCAACAGGCTGGTAAATCGCGTAACCTCCAGCGGGACTTCTTCGACCCGATCATCGAGATGACAGGCAAACTTGGCGTCGATCTCGGCGACTTGGGTCTTTACCTATGGGCACGCAGCGCTCCGGATCGCAACCGGGATGTGGCTGAAACCAACCCTGAAAACTTCCCTGAAGGCGGCTCAGGTCTCACAACGGCGCAGGCCAGCGAAATTCTCGCCAAGTTCAAGGAAGAAGGTAAGCTCGCCAAGCTCAACCAAGTCGCACGTAAGGCTGATGCCCTTGTGGATTTCACGTTGGCTGAACGCGTCAAGGCTGGGAAAATGTCACAGGCGCAGGCTGATGCCATGCGTGCCAAGCAGAAGTATTACATGCCACTCAAGGGTTTCGCCAAGGATGGCGATATGCTCACATCAGACCTAGAGGGCGATACCGAGATCGAGAGCCGCCAAGCAGAGGCTATGCGTGCGTTGCGCGCTGCGGCCCCCGGTGGGACTGTGAATGAAATCCGCCAAGCCTTTGGTCGTGGCTCGATGCCGTTCCACCCGCTCTTTAATCTGTTCCAAGATGCAGAAGCGACGGTACGTAGCAACGTCGAGAACCAAGCCATGCGCCCGATTATTCGCGCATGGAAAAAAGACCCCAGCATTTTTGAGGGTATCCTCAACGTCTACACCAAAACCAACCCCAAGCGGGTGATGGTGAGCAACGACACGCCCGGTGGGCGCTGGGAAGCCATCGACATGGAGAAGGCGTACCGGAACAGCCCGCCCGGTACTTATACGCTCATCAAAGACAATGGGGCCAATTACTACGTTGAGTTTGCGGAGCAGGGTGCAGGCGCAGACCTCAAGCGTATGTTTGCCAATATGCGTCCGGAGCAGATGAAAGGTGCGCTCAAAACGCTCGCCATCATTAACAACTTCATGAAGGGGATGCTGACGTACAAGAACCCCTTGTATCTGATGTTTGTGGCTCCGTTCCGCGATACGTCGGCTGCGATTGCAACGGCTATGGCCAACCAGAACCTCAAGGGTAGTCCTGCTTTTGGTAAAAATCTGGCGGCTCGAACGTTCCTGTACAGCCTGCCATTCTCCGGCACAGGTTCTGCCATTGGCCGCTATGTGTTTGGTAAAGCCCCGCTTGATGACGCAACGAGCAAGCAGTTGCAGGAGATGATTGACGCTGGTGGTGCACCGCTCCAAACGCGCTTCTTGAATGTCGAGGAGAGCGCCAGTGTGGCCTCACGTGCTATCCGGGCTATGAAAGGGCTAGAGAACCTGCCCGCCAAGGAGCGTCCGGCTAAACTCTGGGAAGGGTTGAACCAGTGGGTGGACGGTCTGGCTGATGTCATGGACCTTAACGCACGTTTTGCAACCTACCGGGCGGCTACACATTACGGCATCGAGCCTGCGGATGCAGCGCGCCTCGCTCTGGACTCTTCACTGAACCTTACGCGTCGTGGTGAAATGGCACGCGGCCTCGACCTCATCTTCCCGTTCTTCGGCGCTGGCGTTGAGAGTACCCGTAAAACCTTGCGTATCGCTTCGAACCCCAGAGCACTTACTAAGGTGTTCGGTGGGATGATTGCTGTCGGTGTGATGGAGTCAATCTGGAACGCGATGCAGGCCGGTGATGCCGATGATGACGGGCAAGAGGACCATCTCGACCAAGACCTTGGTGCGGGCCTGCGCGCAAGCCGCTTCATCATATACTACGGTGACGGTCCGGATGACTACACCAAGATACCGATTGACCCGATGCTGGGCTATTTCAAGTTCGTTGGTAACAAGATTGGCGACGTGATGGCTGGGGCCATAGCGCCTTCTGAAGCAACCACAGGGCTTGTGTCCGGCTTTACCAGCCTTATGCTGCCCACGCGTATCCCCGGCACAGATGTCCAGTCCGTTGGGATTGCGATGACGCCGCTGGTTGGTAAGCCCTTCATGGAAAACATCATCAACCGGAACTTCTTCGGGTCGCCCATCTACAAGGAGCGTACGTTTGACAGCGCACCGCGCTCTGAGCTTGGGCGTGAAACCACAGGGGACTTCTGGAAGGGCTTGGCTAAGACGCTTAACTCAGTAACTGGCGGCTCCGCAGCAGTCAGCGGGGGTATGGACTTCCAGCCTGAGGTGTATCGCCACTTTATCGAGAGCTATTTCGGTGGGCCTTACCAGCTTGCCAAGCAGATGGTTGGTATCAAAGAAGCCGAGGGTATGGCTGACATCCCCGGCATCAAGAGCTTCGTGGGTACAGGGTCTGAGTACGCGCCACAAACCAAATATTATGAGAACTCCAGTACTGTCCGGCAGATTATGAACCGTCTCAGCAAGCTAACGCCAGAGCAGCAGATGGCCCAAGGCGCTGAGTTTTACATGGATACCGACCCGCGCATCATGGACGCATACAAGGCTGTTGAAGCCAATCTTGACCGAATCAATAAAGAGCAGAAGGCATCCATGGCTTTGGCCAAGACGGATGAGGAAGAGAAAGCAGTGCTGGATTACTACCGTGGCCAGAAGAACGAGTACTACGCAGCGTTCAACTCGGTCTATAACGGGGTGAAGAAGGAACAATAAAAAGACCCCGCCGGGAGGGCCAGCGGGGTCTCAGATCAAGCGACAGGAGCAAACTGTCCCGGGCTATATACTCACATCCGCCAGACGCGTAAACCCCTAATTCCCTCTTCGATGACCTCTTTCGTCAATACCTTGACTCTCAGGCGCTCGGTGACCACCATTAGTTGTGCTTTGGCGCGATCTGAATCCAAGCACGGGAAGAAGACGGAGGTCCCTTTTTTGAACCCCCGCCAGTTAATTTCATAGGTTACGCCCTCAATCAGCATCGACCTTTCCAGCCTCTTCGTACTGCGTGGTATCTACGAAATCGTCGTCAATCTTGAACCACAGGCAATGGATTGGTTCCCCGCTAATCGCCGTCCCCTTGGACAGCCGGATGGGTTTCTTCTCGATGATGCGCCCCTCCGTCTCCAGCTTCTTGACGGTTTCGTTGTAGTTAAGCTGGAACTTGACGCAGTAGTCCTTGAACGACTTGGCGATGATGAACATGCGCTTGGTGTCCGGCTCGATGCGAATCAGCAACTCACCCTTCGGTTCGCGCAACGGTGCGGCCTGCATATTGGTCCGACGGTCCACTTCCCCGTTGACCACGAGAATGTTCTGGATGTTGCGGTACAGATAGTCAGCCACCGTCTGACGCACGTTGTCCACTGGGGTCACGCCGTTCTTACGTAGGTCGTCAATCAAGCCACACGCATACAAGTAGACGCGGTCCATATCCCAGTCCATGATCCCACACTCGTTAGCCACAAGACCGCCTGCGATGTTGGCTGCTGTCGTTGCAGACCAGAAGCGTTCCTTCGGCTCAAGCTGAAGTTCCCTGTCGATTTTCTCTTGCAGGTTGTTACACCTGCGCTGGACGCGCTCCATATTCTCAAGCACATACCGCGTGAAATGCACCCCAGCATGGCCATAGTTGTGAAACAGGTCACGGTCGAACATCTGCTTGGCCCCAGCCGTGTTAAGCGCCTCGACCTTATTGATGGGGTACTCAATCAGGCGCATGAGTTCGCCTTCTGGGTTGTTCTTGATGACCGAGAGCTTCTCCGCAAACGAAGCGTTGGATGTAGCCACCGTGATGCTCTGCCATGTGGTATTGTTCTCACGAAGCTCGTTGGTACCAGCCTGCATGCGCTCCTTACCCTTACCGTTCGACAGGGCGTAGAGGAAATCCGAATATTCCAGCGGACCCATGTTGGTCAGTTCGTCCATCGTCGGCGGGATGTTGTTAAGTATACCGACCCACTGCAAGCGCCCATTGAGCGTGTCATTCTGCTTCAAGCGCAGTTCCTTGGGATGCCCATAGACGCTGTTCACCATATTAAGGATCGTGGATTTACCAGTACCGGAACGAGCATTGAACAGGTTGATAACCGCCCCTGTCTGTTCGAGGAACCTGAGCAGCGGTGACCCAAAGGCACTGAGCGCGGCAAAGGCATGAGGTTCGAGGCCCGGTGTGTTATATAGCGCCCAGATTTCCTTCCAGCGTTCGAACGAGCCAACTGGCCCCATGAATTTGGCAAGCGGTCTCGTGGTCTTGGATGGTGGTGAATAGGCAATCCCATCGACGCTGATCTCTTGGCTGCCGATGATGAATTTACTGCTGTTGTCGGCCCAGCCGAACTGCTGACGCATGATTTGCTCCTTATATTTGATCTGGAGGTCTTTGAGCATAAGTGCCGTGAACTCCAACAGGTGTGCCTGCTTTTTACCAGTGCTGATGACGCCCTTAGAACTGAGCACCTTACGTAGTTCCGTTGGGTCAAGCACGTGCTTGAGCGGGGAAATAAATTCCTTCGTGTTGTTATGGGGAAGGTGCAAACGAAACAGCACGACGTTGCCATCTATACTATCATCCATGATCTTCACCGGATAGAGGTCGTACTCATAGACCTGTACTGGCATAGCCTCATCGTCTTCGGCCTTCTTGCTCGGCTCCCACCAGATACCGCCTCCGTCGCCCCTGTAATAAGGCTTGGGATATTTCGGCACGGTGAAGGCTTCTACTTCGCCCTCCTCGGTTTCCACCTCGACTATGTCGTTCGTGGCTTCCTTGATCTGCCTACCTAAGTCCTTTGGCCCCATGATCTTACCAAAGTGTGGGCAGCCCTCGCATAGCTCTGGGTTGACGCTCTTGAACTTGGCACAGCTAGTCGCCTTCCGGATGGTAGCTACCTTGCTCTCAACCGTATCTGGGTCATAGTCTGGATAACCATCCGACATCATGTGGACAGCCTTGTCAGCATCCTCGCACATCGCAGCCACGGACAGCGCATAGAACCACTCGTAATAGCCAATCGTGGATCGGTTCTTATAGGCGTGGAGAAGCTGGTTGCACCCGTCCCCCTTGGCCGTGCGCTGCATGATACGTTTAAAGCTGTAGCCAATGCCGTTGTACATCGCGAGTTCGCGAGGACTGGCCTCATAGTTGTCGTCGAAGATAGACCGCTTGGGCTTATCCACCACGCCGAGTATGCGCCGGAAATCATCCAGCGTTGTTGGCTTGCCAGCCGCTATTATGCTTACGGGCCGTGGCGTTTCCTCCTTGAAGTTATAAGTGCCCGGTATGCGCAAGATACGCGCTACCTCAAACACCTTGTCGTCCACATAGAAGTTCTGGGTACGGCATATATCCTTGAATCGTTCAGCTACAGGCTCCCATTCGGCCCGCGTGATCTCTTCTTCCAGCGGCCAGTAAACATGCAGCCCACCACCTGAGTTGACCAGCGTGGGCTTTGGTAGCCCAACGACAGCACAAAACTCTTTAAGTGCCTGCAAACCAGCGGCCTGATTGATATACCCATCCGGCCTACCCGTCTCCGGATTGACCTGTGCCTTGGCTTCCCCACAATCAATATCCAGCCAGAAAGCCTTAAGCGCTCTGACGTTTTCCTTGGTGCGGTTATCCCCCGTTGCGTACTTGGCTACACCGAAGAAGACATTGCGGCCTTCTGCGACATATCGCTCTACCAGTTCGTCAACTTCCCTTCGTGTGGAAACTAGCTCCTGTCGGACGTCACGTGGCCCCTTAATACCAAGTACAGCGAACCAACCAGTGGCTGGCTGTACAAAGTCTAGGAGGTCTACGTTCTCCATCGAAATCTTCTCCGTTGCGAGCAGCGCTCGCTAATAATTTATAATTGTACCGAGGGTCAGGTGTTGGCTTGTGTAAGCTCTTCGAGCATCCGGCGCACAGACGTAGCGTAATACGCCTGCGGCTCGGACCTTCCACTAAACCAACTATAAATCGTCTGACGGGTAACCCCGAGGTCACGAGCCACTTGCGACACCGAGATGTCGTGCTTGATACACAAGCGTCCAAGCTGGACTCCCACGAGGCTACCGTCAGCGTTATTAGTCGCCTCGGCTACACGGATGGTGTAACCTTGCATGGCTTAATCCTCATCCTCATCGAGCCAGTCACCAAGAACTTCATTCAGTTCAGCCTTGGGAGCAGCGGGGGTTTCCTTCTTGGCAGCGCGCTTAACGGGAACTTCGTCCTCATCGTCGTCGTCACCGAAGGGGTTAACCGACGCAGTGGGCGGTGCGATGGCAGCCACAGGTTCAGCAACAGCAGCAGCAATAGCCTTGGCCCCATCCACAGCCGCAGCCGTCAGCTTGAGTAAGCGGTCTGTGGTAGGGTCCTTCTGCGCAACATCCACAGCAGCAGCTTGCTGCGCGTTCAAAAAGCTCGCTGCCTTGAACCACAGCTTGGCAGTGTCGGTTTCAGGGTCATAGATAAGGCTCGTTATGACTGTATCGGGTGCTGCGTTATTGGCCAGAAGGAATTTCTTATAACCCTCGAACCCATAAAGATTGCCGTTGTTGTTACTAAACAAAGACCCGCCGGGGACCGTGATCTGGTAGACATCGCCCGATGGATCACCAGCAACGAGGACAGCCAGACGACGCTCATAGCGGCAAGCTTTACCCTGACCGTTGGAACCGGAACCCTTCACGTTCTTGGGGCATTCCATGCAGGTCTTAGCCTGCGGAGCCTTGGCTGATGCTTCCGGTTTAATACCGTCGTTCGACCAGCAGTCAGGTAGCGTTGCCTTGGCGTTCTTATCATAAGCACCAGCATAGAACTTGCGTGATGGCTCAAGCAGCCAATCGACGATGATGACATCAAGCTGCTTGTCAACAGCCTTACCAATCTCTTCGCCATTCACGACGCGCTTGAAGACGCGTCCGTTGCTGATCTTGATACGGCGCGATGTGATGCCGCTACCACCCATGCGGTCCAAGCGGCCCGACTCACGCCGAACGAAGCCGCCCTCAGTGGGCTGGTCAAAAATAGTTATCTCATTCATTTGGTTTCTCCTTGGTCATAGTTTGCTCCTTACTTCTCTGTCGGTTTGCGGACGTGGACTACATACTTGTTATCGACCTGTAGACCGACCGGGAGGACGTCCGGATTCTCCTCCAAAAACTGCTTCACGTTACCATTGTGCAGGCGCTTCTCAAGTAGAAACGGCACGTTATGCTCTTCAATAAACTTGTACATCTGCTCCCAGTCAGTCGTCCAGTATCGGGACTGAACGCGCCTTGATAGGGTGCCAGCAGGTGTGCGAATGCTGTCAATGTTCTGGTCGTTGCAGAAGTCCAGAAGCTCCTTGGATACAAGCTCCAGATTTTCCTTAAGGCCAGCGACCTTAGCTTCGAATGCTTCTTCCTCCTCTGCGATGGCCGCACGGATTTTGCGGTACGCAGCAACGAGCTTCTCTACGGGTATCTTATCAGTCATGGTTTGCTCCTTCGTTATTCCCCCTGCTTACGAGGGTGACTATACAGTGTCAAGTTCTTGTTTGTATAAGTCGATAATTTTCTGGTGGTTGTCGATGTTGCCCTGCAACATGCTGTAAAGCTTCTCTTCTACAGGGCTGCCCTTGATGTGCACCACGGTCATGGCGTTCTTCTGCCCCGCACGGTCGATACGGGCATTTGCCTGTAGATAGGTTTCCACGCTCGTTGTGGGTGCGTACCAGATGATGGTGTCGGCTGCCGTCAGGGTCAGGCCGTGGCTTGCTGCCTTGGGCTGAATGAGTAGGACGCGTGGGTTTGGCTCACGCTGGAACTTATCGACGATATCGCTGCGCTTGTTGACTGGTACCTTGCCGTTGATGACATCGCACGTGATGCCTTCTTTCTCCAGACGGGCGCGCAGAAGCTCGATGGTGTGGGTGAACGGTATGAAGACCAGCACCTTATGGCTGGCTTCCTCGATGACTTCCAACACCACGTTCAGGCGGTTGGATACGTCGAACTCAAGTACCTCACCATTATCCGTATAGACTGCACCTCCGCTAATCTGGAGCAGCTTGTTAAGTTTGGTCGCAGCGTTGACCGCGCTGACCTCCTCGCCACTGGCTTCGAACAGCAACTGGTTCTTAAGCTCGTTATAATATTTGCGCTGCTGCGGGGTGAGGGGCGCTTCGCGCTCGATGTGCGTTACGGACGGTAGGTCCAAGCAATCCTTCTTCTCGAACCGGATGGCTGGCTGCAACACCTTATGGACGATTGCCTGCGCGTTGCTCTTCGGCGTCCACTTAAACTGGGTCACCTTGCGCATCACGCTGTCACGGAAGACGCCATAATATTTGGGACATCCCGGCAGGTCCATCATACGGGCCAGACCATAGGCATCCACCGGAGACTGCGCCGCTGGCGTACCAGTCAACATCCACAGGCGTGGGTCGGTGTCGCGCACCAAGCGGTTCAATATCTTCCAGCGGTTGGTCGTTGGGTTCTTGTAGGCGTTGGCCTCGTCAATCACGATAAGGTCGAAACCACCCTTGGCGATTGTGTCCTTGACCACAGCCAGCCCATCAAAGTTAAGGATGACGAAGTCAGCCCCAGAGTTAATGATCTTCTCCCGCTGCTTGGCTGCACCATGCGCTACGCTACACGAACGGTGCATAGCAAACTTGAACAGGTCCTGCTGCCACGCCGACTTCATGATCGACAGGGGGCATAGTACCAGCACGCGCTTCACCAAGCCCTTCTTCATGAGGTAGTCGGCTGCCCAAATCACGCTGGCTGTCTTGCCTGTGCCCTGCTCGTTGAAGCAGAACGCCCGCTTGCGGATAGATAGGAATGACGCCGTGGTCTTCTGGTGCTTGAACGGCTCGAACTTACCCGTCCACTGGTAGGACTTGAGCATAGGCGAGGGGGTATCTGCGAAGCCAAGCTGCGCTAGGATTTCCGTTTCATTATGTCCCCATTTGACAACCACGCCTTCGGCTACTTCTGCGCTCTTGTGGATGTTGTCTGTAATGAGGCACGGGTCTTGTGCGTTAATGAGTAACGCTTTGTTTTCAACGATTTGCACCAGCTTGCTCCTTGGTACGCTTATTTCTTTTTGCGTTCTCGTGGACTTGTTTCCGAAATCAGGTTCTTCTTGGCGTCTCGGTCGAAGGATCGGTTGGCTGACTTGCTGACCATGCGTAGGCCAGTCTTGTTGCTACCGCCCTTGTCGAGCGCCACGACGTGGCCGACATCCTTGCCGTCACCCTTCTTGGCTTTACCCGCCTTCGCCATCTTGGCACGGGCTGCGTTGCGTACAGCGCGGTTCTTCTTCTGCTGTGCGGTACCTTGGTATGTATCGTATTCTTTGCGGTAATCCCTAGCCATCACTTCCTCCGTGGTTTCCAATGTTCGCAGGAGGTGACGGGGCACCATCCGCAAAGCGGCCCTGATTTGGGGTTGAATACACCATTCTCCATAGCGGCGTCGAGGTTATAAAGCTGATCGTCGAACACGGACATATATTTATCGAGGTGCTCCCGCTTGTGGGTCTTCTTCGGGAACTCTTGACTGACCACGTAGGCTAGTGCTGACTTGATGGTTTCCAACTCAGGGTGCTTAATAAAGAGCGCACCTGCCATCAGGTCAAGCTGCTTCATGTCCGCATACTTCGCGTTCTTGCCAGTCTTGTAGTCGATCATCCAGCCCTTGGTTCCATCGACAATCAGCAAGTCCACGATGCCCCGATACCAGACATCCTTGGCGAAGAATGTCGTAGGGGCAAAGCCAGTATCCGTCTTGGCTACACCTAGCCGTAACTCGGTGTGCTTCTCCCCTTGCTTAGCAGCCAGCGGTTCCACGATGGGGCGCATGAAGGCAAACTTCTCAGGGATGGGCTTGCCATCTCGAATGAACTCTTCAGCCGCTAGGTGTACAGCAGTACCGTATTCAGCCGCCTCGCCGGGTTCGTCCTTGACGTCCTTAGCTATCTTGAGGTGGAAATACTTCTTCGGGCATTGCTCGAATGTTTTGATACTGCTGTACGACCAAGCTGTCATGTTATCGGACTTTTCCTTCTAGGCGATCAGCTACCAGCTTAGCATAGCCAGCAATATCAATCCAGCTATCAGCGTAGTTCGGGTCACCATTTAAGATGCGCCCAATCTTATGGAAAATCATATCCATCGCTTCGCATTGGTCCACGGCGAACGTCTTGCCCTTCTCTTCAGCGAAGTTACGCGCCACTTCTTTGAGTTTATAGGTGATTGTGGCATGGTCGAGGAAGTTACCGTACCGACTTCCGCGTTCATCGAGGATTCTATTAACCCTGTCCTCCGTAGTAGGTCGTATCATCGTAGCGGGACCGCCGGGAACCTTACGTTCCGCTGTGCCTACTACCCGCTCCTTACCCTTACCCTGCAAGGCTGCGAGTGCCGCCATCTGCTTCTTAACCGCATAGATGTAGCTTTCGCTCACTGCCATACGGTCTTTGATTTCCCTAGCGGCATAGCCCTGCTTCAACAGTTTCATAATCCCTGCTGCTTTGTTCTTCTTCATGTCGTTTGCTCCTTATTTAAGATTGCCGCCGCTTTTGAGGATGTCCCCATCAAACACATAGGTGCCTGTGTGGGTCAGCCGGATAAACGGGTGGGCGTAGATTTTACCCCCGTGTTTGCGAAACAGTTCGCAAAAGTGGTAATCCTCTGACAACAGCGCCCCGCTCTCGTCGATAGACGTAGCGAAGAACTCATGGGTCAAAGGCTTGGCGTATTCACCAGTCGCTGGGTCTGTGAATGATGATACGCGATAGGTTGGAACGTGGGGGATAAGATGCTCGAACACCCCGCGCTTGATGAGCATGAAGCCAGTGCCACCGTGGCGGACTTCGATGCAACCCGTCTCATCTGTTTCTTGATGCTCTCCGCCAACCATGTTGAAGACGAAGGCTCCGGCATGCGCTGCTAGGTCGTCCTTGCCAGCCAGTGCCGCACGTTCCACGCTATCCCAGTTCACTTCCTTCTTGGGGTAGATACCGCAGGTGATGTCTTTGTCGGCCAGCATAAGCTGCGCGACAGCCTCGCTATCGAAGCCGATGTCAGCGTCGATGAACATGAGGTAGTCATGGTCACTAGCCAGAAACACACGAGCTAGCTCGTTACGTGCACGGGTGATAAGGCTCTCGTTCATTATCTGACACCACGCCACGTTGACGCCGATTTCCCGCATCTTGGCCATGGTCATCAGTAAGCCCTGCACATAGGACCCCGTGCACATACCACCGTACATGGGGGTGGCTATCATCAGCGATGGTCGCTTGGTCGGCACTTTAATTTCATCCGTCATTTTCTTCTGCTTTCTTTTTTAGTTTCCTGTAGCGGCCTTCGACCGAAGCTATCGTAAGCCCCATCCGTTCCGCTATGTACGCTGCCCTTAGGCCGTGCTTGTAATACTCCAACAACTCTGCGTCCATTTCAGGTGTCCACACGCGGCTAGTCCGTTTTACTATTGGCACTACTTACCCCCTGTGAAGCGACCCTTGGAGTCGCGCTTTGTTAGCACCCTTAGTTCGGCGTTGAGCCGCTCGTTCTCACGTTTGATGGTACTAGTATCACTGCTGGCACTGAACCGCCCCACCATGTAGCTGGCAAAAACCAACACAAACACTGCTACTGCTGTTACGTAATCCATTTCTACTCTCCCTTCTTGCGTACTACTAGTTGGTATCCAACGTGGACAATCTCTGCCTCTTCCGCAAACAGGTTGCAGAAGGCGTCGATGGCGGGTTTGGGGCGGTGCAGGATGTCACGTGGATTGCCCCACATGTAATCGTCAAACACCATCATCCCCTTGGGCTTGAGCAACGGCCAAGCCATACAGGCGTCAGTCAGCACATCCTTGGCAATGTGGCTGCCGTCGATGTAGATGAAGTCCGCTTGGGTTTTTTGTTCGTACATCTCATAAGCTAGCCAATGTGTTGACTTGCCTTTGTTCTTGTTAATAACTCGCTCGTGACCGTGTTTGGCACTAAACAACTCCGTATTGTGGTCAAACCGCGCCTCGACAGCCCCCATATCCTCGGCACCATGCTCCTCGCCACCTTCCCACGTATCTATACAGATAATCCAGTCGTCATCCTGCATCATGTTCTCGGCAATCCAGACGGTGCTGCGGCCTTCAAAGGAGCCAATCTCGATAAAGGTACGCTTACCTGCTTCACCTGACAGCATAGGGATAAGCTGCGTCCAGACTTCCGGTGCCCAGTTGAACCAGTCTTTGGTGAATTGATACTCGCTCATGCGGCCTTCCCTTCGTATTCTGTTAGTGTCTTGAACTGGATGAACTCGCCACCCTTGTGCTGGAATATGCACATGACGAACTTATCTTCGGGTGCTTCGTTCACCTCGCTCCAGAAGTGCAGGGCTACGCCTGTCCGCCTGCTGGATGGGTTGCCGCTCATGTCCCTGTCTTGGGTAACAAGCTCCCCTTCCACCGTGGTATGGGTTCCGTGCTCAGCGTCCTCTGCTCGGTCGAAGACCTCCACCTTATAGAGATGGCAGTTTTCGTCGATCTCGTAGTCGGCAAAGTTAGTGCCATAGTTAGTAATCTTCATCTCAGTAACTCCTGCATAACATCGTGGTGTATTCTCATCATGCGTATCTCGCGCACAGCCTTGTTCAATGCGGCCTTTTCATCTGGTGTCATGTGTTCTTGCAGTTGATGCACGACATCAGCCCATCTCGCGCTCGGCCCTTTTTCATTGTGGTAGTAGTCATTCCTAGTGCCAGAAAATTCATCTGGTCGGTTTCTCATCCGGCTGAGCAGTAGCTTAACCACGGGATGAAACTTATCTTCCTTGGTGGTTTTGCGTGGTATCGGGAAAGGCTCAGGTTTTTCGACATAGATTTCTTCTGGATTATCGACGCGCCACAGGATTTCTTTCCATTCGGCCAATGACTTTGCGCTAAACCAAGGAAACTTCAGTAGCTCTTCATCCGTGAAATGCCGGAAATCTTTAACCTTTGCAGGGGGTGCGTCCTGACCATTAACCTGCAAGTTAATATTGCGAAAGCAGTTGGCGGTCCGCACCCTCAACTCCAAGTCCGTAATCAGCGTTTCGTTTGTAGGGTTAATCGCCATCACTTTGCTCCTTCTCGATAATGGTTTTGTAATATGTGTATGTGGGTTTGGGTTTAGCCGGTGAGGTATCTTGAAGTCCCCACTCCGGCTTCCACCAAGGCACAGGGTCTCTATATATACTGCTGTCATGCATAGCAGGCTCAAGGCGTTCCCAACCTTTCTGATCGCCGTCTAACACATTGAATGTCAGGTCGTTACGGAACACGAACTCAACACCTAGCGTTGCTTCTCGCACCTCATCAATCACTGGAAAGGTAAGGTTATCTCGGTTCAAAGCGGTGCGTAGTATCCGCTCACATTTGTGAACCATCTGCCGTGTTCGCTCCGTCCCAACCCCGAAGTCCTCACCAACCTTATTTAGCGTGGTCCCTCCGGCTCGGTATTGTTTCCATACCGCCCACTTGCGTAGCTTCGGGTTGTCCTTAAACTCCTCCAGCCGTGCCTCTCGCACCACTGGATCACGTGTCGGTCCGGCGGGCGCTAGGCTTTTGAACCCAGAATTAATCCGCTCCATGCGCCGCTGCGCCGCCCTCGCACGGTGTTCTTTCTGCCACTCTTTGTCTCGGCGCAGCTTTTCTTGAAGCCAGTCGTCGTAAATCCACGGCTTAGGCCACCAGTCTGGATCATCCGACATGATATTTCCACGTCTGGTCTAGGAAGCTTTTATCGTGCTTAGCGTTGCGTTGTAACGCCTTATAAGTTCGGATTGTGTCGTTATGTTCTTTCGTAAATTCCTGAAGATAGCGCTCAGATCGGATAGCCTTATTCAACCGAGGTAATATATTCCTATGCTTGGTGAAACGCTCTTGTAGGGTTTTCAATTCCTCTACCGTCTTCTTGCCATAGCCGTGCACCTTAAGAACCTCTGCTGGGTCTAGCTCACGCAACGCTTTCAAGTCCGGCACATGTTCACGGACGTAGTTATACAGTCTGTCACACCCTATTAAGGTAGAGATAACGCTATGAAACGCCTTATCCCGTGTCTCTTCCCAGTCACGATCTTTCGCTATCTCAGCGACGTAAAACATGAGAAACTCATGCTCACGTTTGGCCTTCTCAGCTTCATAGTCGAACGGAATACCTTCGGCTTCTGCCTTAGCTTGATCTTCGTCCAGACCTGCCGTTGCCAGCATTTTGCATATCTTAATCTGACTCTGCGTCAGAACGATTTTCTTCTTATCCTCCATAGCTTGCTCCCATCTTGCTCTCACAGTTTAACGGCAGTGCCACTGCCCATTTCGGCCTTATCCGCATGCAGTCCTCGACATAGGCCCGTGCCTTGTCTGCTTCTGCTTCAGGTGCGATGCACCCCACGGCATCATGCACCGTCATCACCACACGCAGTTTGCGTGCGACCATCAGCATCTGCTCACCGATCACGATACGCGCCAGTGCTTGGCAGATATTCTCAACAGCCTTCCCGCCATATATCCGTGTCGGGATAACTGCGCGGCCCTTCTTCTGGTCGTAGACCATCTCGTTGTGCTGGCTCCCCATCATCGGCTTCCAGCGCAGGTTGGGATATTTAATACTCAAGCCATTGGGTAGCTTGATGCCATCCTTGCCATACACTACCAGCACACCGTCCAACCCTATTGGGGCTGTCTGGTTGTTCGCCATAGCGTCCAGCGCATCTCCTGCCTGCCGCCATAGTTTGGGGATCATCGGGTAGGTCTCACGATACACCTTGATAATACGCTTGCACTCATCCTCTGGCATATCGACGCCGAAGGTCTTTAACTGCGCTTGGAACTTGGTTGGCCCCATGCCGTAACCTGCGCCTAAGATTGTTGTTTTTCCTACGAACCTCTGCGGGTCTGTCACCTCATCAACATCCACACCATAGATGGAACTTGCCATGATCTTATATACGTCCTCACCCTTATCGAACGCAGCGACGAGGTCGTTCTGCCCAGCCAGCCACGCCAAGGTGCGCGCTTCGATTTGTGATGAGTCACAGTCGATGAACACATAGCCGTCGGGTGGTATGATTGCCTTCTTCAACGGTGACTTGCGCGGTAGGTTCTGGAGGTTGACCTTATCATCCCCTCCCCATCGCCCAGTATGTGCAGCGTAGTAGCGCAGGGGCACAGGTAACGTGCCACGCTCGGCTATCTTGATGAACCGCTCTGTCCTTGTCTCTTCCAGTGTGGACTTAACGCCTAGCCGTGCAGCGACGATGGCTTGCACCTGTGGGTTCTCATGCTCCAGCAGCGCCTTGAAGGCTTCGTCGTTCTTGGCGAACGCATGGGTCTCCTTGCCTGTAGCCGGACTGATCTTGGTTGGCGGAACAACCCCATGAAACATCAGCAACTCGGCCAGCTTGGGGTTACTCATCAGGTCGGCCTTGTCGTAGTTGAGCTTGGCCATGAGGGCGTCCTTGGAACTCTTCACATTAGACAGGTGATTTGTGAGGACTTCCTCGTCTAAGCTTAGCATCGGCTCCGTGAACATCCGGATGGTCAGGTCAATTAACCGGAACTCTATTTGCGGGAAGCCCACAGCAATCCTCTGGAACAGGTCGTAGGTAAGCTCGGTGTCGTTGATGCAGTATTGCCCGTAACGGTCCAGTTCTTCCGGCGTGAAGTCCAGACGCCCCTTACCCAGTGCGTTGATAACTTCGTCGCCTTTGATGCCCAGCCCGTAACGCTCAGCAGCTTTGGCTAAGCTGTTACCAGCATCAGGTCCGTCGATAGCGCGAAGTATAGACAGAGTGTCAGCAATCCGCTTGGGTCGGATGTCGAAGTGCCAGTTGAGGATAGCCATATCAAACACAGCGTTGTGCGCCACAGCGATGGCGTTGTCCCATTCAAACTGGTCCAGCCACCGCTTGGTTTGTATCTTGGTGCCGCTGAACCACACGGCAGGCTCGTCGTTACGCTTTACGGATACGCCGATAACCTCAAAGCCCGGATCACGGATATATTCTTCCGTTGTCACCTTGGACAGCGAGTAGCTCCGGTCATAGTAGGTCTCGAAATCGCAAACAATTATATTCACTTGGTGTTATCCTTCTGCTTCCACCCCGCCAGCAATACGTTGCTGGCTCCCGTCACCTTCGGGTGACGGGACATTTTTCCAGCGTCCTTTGACATTTTGCTGGATTTTTACTGGCCCATCCTGTCCATAGACGGCAGCGTAATGTGCAATCTCTACATC